TACCTCCAGTAATTACGAGTGTACCAAGTGAAGTGTTACTGAAGTATTCTACCGTGCCGAAGAATCCATTTGCGGTATCACGGATTGTTTCACCTGTGGTAAATACATTATTACCGTTGGCATAGTCAACATAAACCTTCTGTATTTGTTTAGATGTAAGGTCAATATTGATGTTTGTATTTGCTTGATTGATAAGTTTTCCAGATTTAACTGGTGGCCAAATGAAACTCTTAGCCGTAAAAGTCAAATCCCACATAATGATTCTTGTTGTACCATCACCCATACCACCTTCATACTCAACTGTAGATGCTACAGAATTCAGTATAATAGGCACGGTGTACTTTTGACCCATTTGCGGAATAAAATCTACGACGACACTGAAATCTGGTGTGAAGAATGGTAAAATTTGTTCGAGTATCTGTGTGCCGTCTTCTGTGTTGCGAACATAAATCGACAGACTAAATTCAAAATTATAAGGTACTGGAAGAAACTGTGTTGCAACACCTGTGCTTGTAGCAGCAGCAAAGTTCTGTAATGTTGAAATCTGTTTACGACTTGCATCATACTCAAGACTGTCAAGATTAAATGACATTCTTGGTATAACGGAATTAATTGACTTAATTAGATTTGGATCGGAAGTAATCTGTGTCAGATATCTTTCTTTTGGACCATACGATAATGGCACTTTGAGTTTTTCTTTTGGATTACCTGCTTGTGTGTATCGAACAATTTCAAGATCATTAAACATTGTGCCAAACACAACCACCATCTTACGAATGGTGCGGTGATAAAATTGTGCATTACCTAACATTACGGTTCTCCAAACGGATTAACTTCCGTAAAGTCAATGATGCCATCACTTGCTGCTTCAATACGAGCATTGTCAATGATGTCTTCGAATGGTGTGTTTTGCAATGGAGCATCAGAAGCCAGTGTTACAGTCCATTGTGCGCTGCTTGTATTGCCATGTACATTTGCTGATGATGTAAAATCACCCTGCATACGATACACATCAATGTATGCATTTGGTTGAAAATCATAAACTAAAGCCTGTGCTGTAGCGGTTGCTAATGATGAACCTTGATATACGATTTCGTCATTCACAAATTTACCTGAACCAGAACCTAATGAGATACGAAGTTTGGTATAGTAATTACGGATGTTATTATCAATTTCATCAATACCAGTTTCAATAATCTCATTTGAGAAATAAAACTGTTTCATTTTCAAAGCATACACATACACATTACCACCACGACCACGACCTAATGTATAAAACATTGCTTGATCGTTCTCTGATTCTACACTGGTAATCTCAAAGAAACTTGTGGTCATTGGTATATAAATCAAATCACCTTCAAGAGGTCTTGTCAGACCATTGACTGCATATCTAAATCTCAGTCGTGAGACAAGCAATGTTGCTTCGTCACGAATCTCTAAACCAAACTTAGATATAAAGTCTTGCTCACCATCAAACCCAGTTACGTTTTCTAGGTACATTTCAATTGGGTGTGCAATGCGATATTCTTTGAGAACATCTTCACCGAACAAATAATCTACCTGGTCACGGGTTGTTCGTGGTAGATAATAAACATCCAAGCCATAAATCTTGAGTGCTTCAATGACAAGATTTTCAACTAATAGTTGTTCAGGAGTGATGACATTGCCACCACCCAACTTTGACGGGAAATTATTGAAATAAAAATTAGTAGTCATTAGCCTGTAAAGATTTCTGACGGCAGTGAACCCATCATGTAAATCTGTTCTTCCATTTCTTTAATTTCTTCCGATGCTTCATCGTAAATCTTTTGACCATTCAGTGTCACACCACCAGGCATTTGAATGCCTTCAAATTTTTTCATATTATTACCCCACTGCTGTTTAATTTTTGCTGTGGCTAACTGCTTTAGAAAACGGTCATTCCACACATCAGTCGTGCCTTCAATTTGAATAGCCGAGTTATCGTGTGTTAATGCTGGTGGACCAATCAGTGTTATGCTTGTTGGTGACTCAATGTTGCCAACTTGCTTTGATTCTCCACCAATTGTAATGAAATCAAACGGCACGATTTCTTGGTCAAACTTTGTGCCGTAACCAACTATTGTGTTTGATGATGGTGAACCGCTTACTGTACCCGTCAACACAACCGTTTCAGGCTGAACTGTACGATAGCACTCAACTACAACCCAATCACCAGGTTGTACATCCCTAGTCCAATCAATATCTAAGAACACTTTATTTTGATGGCGATTGAAACGGAACTGTGGTGTACCAGAAAATAATAAGTTCAGTGTGCGTAAATGCTGCATCGTGATTTCATATGACACATACGATACCGATGTAAAGTCATACAGGTCATGTAGTCGCAACTGATAACGCAAGTCAAACATGTTGATTGATGCGTTTGATTGGTCAAACGGAAAAATACCTGTGACAAACTGTACCGCATCTGGACAATAAATCCATTTGCGATTAATATCTTCTTGTGTAATCTGATGCTTCATGAACAGTTTTTCTGTTCCGTCATAATGATAATCACGCCAAAAACCGAGCGCATCATCAATGCGATCATCTACTTGATCATCATCAACATTAATTTCGATGACTGGCCAGCCAAGTCGGCGCAGGCAGTAGTCTTTAAACTGTTGTCTTGTGTTTATAGTTGCCATAGTTGTTTATTTATTTTATGTACATTCAACTTTTTACCACTTAATAATTACAACACCCGAACTACCTGAACCACCTCCAGAACCACCAGATACACCACCACCTCCACCACCTCTATTAATTGTAGCATTACCAGCAGCGGGGCCACCTGCCCCAGCACCTGGTTGTGCAGTAGCAGTTACGCCAGCACCGCCTGAGCCATAAACTAAATTTGTTCCAGAAATTGATGATGAAAGACCCAAACCGCCCCTATTGTTTGATCCTATATTACCTGGTGTTGCTACACCACCGCCAATTTCTGTGGCTCCACCACCACCACAAGATCCACCATTAATATTAGGTCCCATATTACCACCAGCAAATCCTTCAATCGGTGAATAACCTCCAGCATTCCCCGCACCACCATTTGCACCAAAACTTGTGCCACCCTGACCTGCACCCCCACCAGAACCACCATCACCACCAAAATTACTAGCAATTGGGTTAAAGTGATATGAACCCCCACCACCACCGCCAGATGCCCAAACAGTACCTAAAGGAGAACCCGCTATATAAAAACCAGAATTACTGCCAGTTGAACCTCTTGCACCACCAGGACCAGCAGTAGACACGCCACCACCAGCACCAATTACTATTGTATATGTTTGAAGAGGACTTACTGTATAACCAGAAGCAACTCTAACGCCGCCGCCGCCTCCACCACCACCTGAACCAGGAGATCCATTACCTCCACCACCACCACCAGCAACAAGAAGGTATTCAATTTCTGTGATACCATTTGGAACTTCAAACAAACCAGTGGTTGTATATACAGCGATTCTTGAGTTCTGATTTGATGTAGAGGTTTGTTGATATTTCAAAACAATGTAACCTGAACCACCAGCACCACCGGGTGAGCCAGCCCATCCCGAACCAGGACCAAAGGCGCCTCCGCCACCTCCGCCACCTGTGTTCGTACCACCACTGCCACCACCAGTGGGAGTAGTTGCTCCACTAAATCCAAAATTTATTCCATTTGCTCCAGCACCCTGAAGTGGACCTTCGGCTCTACCTCCGCCACCACCTCCAGCACCGCCGTTGCCTGCTTGACCGCTTCCAACACCAGTAGAACCTCCACCACCACCTGCCCAATAATAAGCAATTCCACTTATAGCAGATAAAATTCCAGAACCACCATTGCCTCCGGTATTTACTGGCGATCTTGCTGCGTTAGCACCATTAGCAGCAGCGCCACCGCCACCACCTCCATTATAGTCACCGCCGCCGCTGCCAGTTCTTACACCAACACCTCCACCAAATCCTTGAACGGGTGTCACACCAGTTGGTGCATTATTAAAATAATTTCCAAACCCACCTGCTATGTCTGCTCCAGGATTTGATCCTCCTCCTCCACCACCGGAACCTCCGGATTTACCAATACCACTTAAACCAGAACTGCCGCCACCGCCAGCCGACCAAACATTTGCCACAGGAGACCAAATACCCGAATTTGAACCATTTGCAGCAGCACCACCGCCAGCACCAATTACAATGGTGAAGGTATCATTAAATTGTATTTGAGGTGCTGTAAGATAACCTAATCTGAATCCTCCTGCACCTCCGCCGCCACCGGCAGAATCACCACCACCGCCACCACCAGCAACGATCATATACTGAACGTTTGATGTGCCAACAGGAACAGTCCAAGTATTTGAGTTTGCAAATGTACGAGTAATATTTGCGGTATATACAACACCTGGAGTAATGGAGTCGCCTCCAAAACCGGGTGCAGTAAATCGTTTTAGACTAAATCTACCGTTTGTATACTTACGAATTGGCATTAGAAGAGTTCTGTACCAAAAGCACTGAATGAAATAGTGGATGTATTAGCATTTACGGACAATTGCGATGAGGCATTTAGTGTAATACCCAAACTCAATGCAATTGAATCATTGCCTGGTATTGCAACACGGAATGCAAGATGATTTGTGTTTGTTGTCGCTGAACCAGAAAGATTTGCAGCAATACTAAACGCAGCAGCATTTGCATCAAGATTTGCAATATTGATTGATGAGATAACAGCGGAATTACCAGCGGGCACTTGATACAGTGTCGTCAGTACATTTGCTGATGGGTTTCTTTGTCCCAAAATTGTATAATTTCTTGGCATCGTTTTTTCCTTATAAACCGCCCATTAAAAAGTAATCTTCAAAAGCATTGGGCTCTTGAAG